CGGAGTTGCGTTGCCTTTAAGAATCAAACCAGGAATTACAAGATACAAACCGCCTTTGGTTTTTACTGTGTATTCAATGATGTCGTCTGGGTCTGTTACTCCACCAAAACCAATTCGTACAGCAACATCTGCTGTGTGGTTGTTTTGTGCGTAAATCCAAACTTCTTCTAAAATACTTGTTGAAGTTTGACCAGTATGAATCAAAGTTGGTGAGGAACCAATCGCTGTTGCGACTACCTTGATTGCTCGCCCGTCAGTGCTTGACGAAAGAAGTTGTTTGCTAAATGTTGCCATGTGTTATCTCCTGTGTATAAGTTACTAGAAAATTTGTCCTGCGAGGATGAACTGGTCGTCCTCAGTATTTGCCATAACAAATTCCGTTGTGGCAATCTGTGTAGTGGATGTACCAACAGCCGCAGTAGGTGCTGTTGGCGTACCAGTTAAAGCAGGACTTGCGAGATCTGCTTTAAGGTTAAGAGCCGTCTGTTGTGCGGTGGAAACAGGTTTTGCTGTATCAGCGGTGTTGTTGACTGAGCCAAGCCCAACCATTGTTGCCGTGACACCCGAAACTGTGCCTGTAAATGTTGGTGAAGCAATTGGCGCATATGTTGTTGAAGCAGTTGAAATAGCAAGTTTGTTATCAATTTGTGTTTGAATTGCAGAAGTTACTCCATCCACATATGACAACTCAGTATTGGTGATTGTGCCAATAGATGTTGTTGCTGGCAAAACAACTGTTCCTGTAAAGGTTGGCGAAGCAGTTGGAGCCAAACCTGTTACCGCACCTGTGTTGCCATTTATTGAGGTAACACCTGCTTGGTAAGCAAGGCTATTCCAAGCCGTAGAACCATTACCAAGTTTAAGTTTTCCTGTGTCGGTTTCTCCACCTAATTCTCCAGATGCAAGGGTGGGGTTACTTGAAGTCCAAGCAGCAGCCGTGTCCCTACGAATTAAAATTCGTCTAATTGTCATTGGTTATCTCCAAATCGGGTTTAGAACAATAATACTACGATATGCCATTAGGCGCCTCCACCATCATCTACAAAAGATGTGTTGAGGGAAGTGCTGGCAAAACCACCATCAGAAATGGTTTGTGGAAAACGTTTCCAAACATTAGCAAGATAACGCCAAACTTTACCTCCTGCCACGTATTCATCTCCAGAAGATGGGGAGTTAGGAAAATCTACAGCCATTACAGAGTTTCTTCATCTCAACTTTGTTGTTATACAAATATGCGTAGTGTGTCATTACATTACCCAACTTACGGTACCTGTACCAGCAGTGAATATATAAGTTGTAACACCAGCAGCAGAACTATTTGTTGAAGTAAGACCTGCACCAACTGTAATTGTCAGACCTGTAGGATATCTTAGAATAACTGTACCACTACCTCCATGTCCACCAACATTAGAAAAACCAGTACCTCCAGCACCAACTGTTACTGTGTAATTTGTACTTGGTAAAATTGACTTTCCAGGACCAAATAATAATGGGGTTTCAGGACTTGTTGCTGTTCCACCTGTGTTATCTACCGTGCATCGCATACCGCCAGCACCAGACCCGCCGTGCATTGCGCCAACACCATTATCTCCAGAGCCACCGCCACCGCCACGATTTGCCGTACCATCTGTTCCTTTAACCGATGAACCTCCAGCACCGCCACCTCCAGCACCTCCAGCACCACCAGTACCTGCACCTCCACCGCCACCACCGCCACCGTATGTCACCGATGAACCAGAAATAGTGGTTGCTTTACCAGCACCACCAACACCACCAACACCTGTACCAGTGCCACCAACAGCACCAGCACCTCCACCACCACCCGAAGTAGAACCTCTTACACCGCCGTCAAAACCTTGCCCTGATGTACCTGTTGCGGCACCATTCTGATTTTGTGCCGAACCACCACCGCTACCGCCATTTGCGCCAAGACCGCCGCCACCATAACCGCCACCATAACCGCCACCCGTACTACTAATGGTGGCGAACACGCTATTACTGCCTGAAGTACCATTCCCGTAAGCACTACCGTTATATCCTGCACCAGCGCCACCACCAGCAAGCACAAGATAGTCAATTAAATATTGTGGGGCGAGTAAATCTCCCTGTGTCCAAGTAGATAGTGCTGTGCCTGAGCGACTGCGTAACCCGAATCTAGACATCTAGATAATCCTTACGCCGTAATTCGGTTTACATAACCGTGAATTACAATAACATTTGCAGTTGCAGCAAAAGCCTTAACAACCTTCGGGGTTGCGTTGCCTTGAAGAACTAGACCAGCCGTAATTAAATACAAACCTGATTCGGCAGGAATTGTTTGCTCAATGTTGCCATCAGGTGCGGTTGCTTCACCCCATTCAATGGTCAGTTTTACTGCAGATGAAGAACTGTTTACTGCGTACAACCAAATCTCGTCAATGGTTGTTGCTGTTGCACTAGCAGTATGAATTGCCGTGCCTGCTGTTGCTGTTGCGGCAACTTTGGTACCCAAGCCTGTGCCTGTAGTACCTGCTGGTTGTAAACATAATTTACTTAATGTTGCCATGTGTTATCTCCTTAAGACCATATTTGTGTTGCTAAAAAAACTTGGTCATTGAAAGCATCAAAACCAGTTCCTGACGAAGCAGAAGTAATTCTACCCTGTGCGTCAACTGTGATATTCGTTGCCGTATAAGACCCAGCACTTACCGCAGTGTTTGCGAGTTTTGCGGCTGTTACGTTGGCATCTAAAATCTTTGCTGTAGTTACTGAGTTATTGGCAAGTGAGCCAAGAATAGAACCATAAGCAAGAGAAGTCCATGCTGTAGAGCCGGTACCAATTTTGTAATAAGTAGTATCTGTTTCTAAACCCAACTCACCTTCTGCCAATACGGTATTAGCAGCAGTCCATTCAGCAGCAGTTCCTCTTCGGAATTGTATTTGTACAGGCATAGTCTCCTTAGTTTACACTATATTTTTTACACGCCACCAGCGTTAACTGCGCTCATGACATGAAATTGAATAGTCGTAGGAGTTCCACCGTTTAGTGCTGTTGTAGATAGGGCATCAGATGAAACAATTCCTACCAGTACCCACCCCACACTATTATACCGCCATGTTTTGCCCGCAGCAGCAAATATGTCGTTGGTGGCAGGTGAATTGGGAAAATCTATAGCCATTACAGAGTTTCTTCATCCCAACTTTGTTCCGCTTCGTTCCACGACCACATACCTTCAGCAGGTTTTGGTGTTGGTGGTTGCCAGTCGTTATTGGCGTCTAGTGTCCATGAAGGGTACGGTTTTGGGGAGATAAACACATCATCTGTTGGATCATATGAATAACCAATACCTGCGTATTGTTTACGAATGTTGTTGTTATAAGAGGTGCGTTTGCAAGACAAACCTTCGTTCCATGGTTGAGCAGCATAGAAAGTTTCCCATGCTACAGATGAACCTCCAACAGGTGTGCCATTATCATTTTGCGTGACTGTTTCGTCTACGCCAACGATTACTTGTACCACAATGTTGTTGCTATCCAAGAATGCGTAATGTGCCATTTATTATCTCCTATGCTTATCGTGTTTAATATTATAAACCATTATTCTGCCCAACTCACATTTCCTGTGCCAGCGGTAAGTGTTGTTACTTTTGAACTTCCGTCCGTTGCTGTTGAGCCAGTCAAACCTGCGCCGATAGTTATAGTAAACACATTTGGGTAACGAAGAATTACTACACCAGAACCACCAGCACCGCTAGTTGCGGTACTATATCGTTCGGCACCGCCACCGCCACCGCCAGTATTTGCTGTACCAGCAGTTGGATTTTTAGTACTAGAATCCCCACCATTACCGCCGCCGCCAGCACCACCGTTGCCAGTGGTCGTGTTGTTGTATGATGAACCACCACCGCCACCCGCATAAGTAACTGATGAACCCGTTATAGATGATGCTGTTCCAATTCCTCCATGACCAGTATGTGTGCCGGTTCCACCAATACCAACAGCACCTGAACCACCACCACCGCCACCCCGATAAGGTGAATTACTGCCAGTATTCGTTCCGCCTGCATAGCCTTGATTGGCTGTTCCTGCACCACCTGTAGAGGGACCAGCACTACCATTAGAAATACCAGCACCGCCACCACCAGAACCACCATTATTTCCATTTGCGGGAGCGCCATTATTTGCACTACCACCGCCACCGCCACCAATTGAGTTAACAGTTGTTAGCCCTGAACCAGTGATGGATGAGTTAACCCCATTATTCCCTGTTGCTAAACCCGACACACTCGCACCACCAGCACCAACTACTACGGTGTACGAAGTTGCTGATGTTATTGACCAAGACCCCGAAAGTAGACCACCAGCACCACCGCCACCACCATGATAGGTTCCTCCACCACCTGACCCGCCACCTGCGACAACTAGATAATCAACGGTTACTGAAATTGTACTAAAAGATAATGCAGACGATTCAACAGTGCTTGTACCTTGAGCGTTAACTGCCTTTAATTTTATGTAGTAGGCAGTTCCAGCAGTCAAGCCAGTAATCGTTATTGGCGTTGTGAAATCTGCTGGGTTTAATGCGTTATAAGAACCATAAGTAGAACCACTGTTTGTAGAGAGCGCGTATTGGTAGTTAGAAATCGGTAAACCACCAGTAGCACCTTCGGCAAAAGAAATAGTTGCTGTCGTGGTAGTCGCTGAAACTAAAGCCAAACTTGTTGGTGCTTCCGTTGGTGCTGAAGCAACACCAGAAACCCAAGCCGAACCATTCCATCTACTCAAAACATTCGTATCAGAGAAGAACGCAAATTGATTTGTGAAAGGTGAAGTAATAACTGAGCCGACTAAAGAACTTGTCGTAATCGTAATCCCTGATAAACCCGAAGTAAGTTTTGCTTGAGTGACTGCACCTGAACCAATCTTTGCTTCTGTAACGGCACTTGATGCAATCTTTGCAGCAGTGATATTGGCATCTAAAATCTTTGCTGTAGTTACAGCATCAGCATTTATCTTTGCTTCCGTAACAGCGTTTGCGGCAATCTTTGCTGCGGTAATTGAACCATCGGCTGGTGTGAGCGAAATATCGTTACCAAGTTTTGCTGCAGTCACTGCACCTGCGGCAATTTTATCTGTAGTGATAGCGCCTGTAGCGATGGATGCGTCTCCCACAGAAACAACCCATGCTGTGCCGTTGTACATCCATGTTGCTGTTCCAACAGTGAAAGAATCGCCGTTTACTGGTGAGTTAGGAAAATCTATAGCCATTATGCCCAACTCACATTTCCAGTGCCAGCAGTAATTCTTGTGTATTTCATACTTACTCCACCTACTGTGATTGCTGTATTGGTGTGTGATGCAGTCAAGCCTGCACCAACAGTTATTGTGCGTGCTGCTGGATATTGAATAACAATTAATCCGCTACCGCCTGCACCAGAAGGATTAGCAGCGCCGACGTCGTAACCAACTGGTCCTGCGCCACCACCGCCGCCGCCTGTGTTTACTGTGCCTGCGGTTCCAGCGTAACTAGACCCTTGACCACCAGCACCGCCACCACCATTTCCGCCAACTTGACCACCCTCAGTAGCCGAGCCACCTCCGCCTCCTCCGACAAATACAGCACTACCCGTCAGGGAGTTAGATATTCCAACACCACCAGCACCTGCAAAAGGAGATGGTGTATTAACTGTCGCACCCACTGCCCCAGCGCCACCGCCACCACCACCAGGATGACCTGAAACGCCGTTTATACTTCCTCCATTTCCACCTGCGTTACCATAAAAAGTTGCTCCTGCAGCAACAGTCCCTGGAACTGATGCTCCACCCGTGTTGTAAGCGTGTGCGCCACCGCCACCACTGCCTCCAGATGTTGAGGCTATATATCCTGTGTTTCGGTTATAGTAACCGCTTGTTCCTCCACCATTTAAAGTGTTGCCAAAACCACTAGAAGAAGAACCGTTGTTACCTCCACCATCATAACCCGAATATGCTGCTCCACCTGCCCCAATTGAAAGAGCGTAGTTTGTACCTATTGAAATACTGTAATTTGTGTGAACCGCAACTCCGCCAGCGCCACCACCGCCGCCACCGACATTGGGTGACCTGCCTCCCCCACCGCCACCAGCGACCATTAAATACCCAACTTGAACATTTTGATTTGTTGTAACTGAAACAGCAGAAGACTCTACGCCTGCACCAACGGTACTTACCGCTCTTATCTTTATAGAATAAGTAGTACTATTTGCCAAGCCAGTAATTTCAATTGGGGTTGTTGTGTCGGCTGGTGACAGTGCCGTAAAAGAACCGTATGTAGAGCCGCCGTTTGTAGATAAAGCATATTCGTAGTTTGTGATTGCTGAACCACCTTCAGCGCCAGCAGTAAACGAAATTGTAGCCGCCAAATAATATCCAGTAGCAGATAGGGATGTTGGCGCAGATGGTGCCGCCAATGTACTAAAAGACAATGCAGACGATTCAATATTACTTACGCCTTGGGCGTTTACCGCTTTTAGTTTTATGTAGTAGGCAGTTCCTGCAGTCAAGCCAGGAATTGTGATTGGACTAGTTGCATCGGGTGTAGCAAGAGCATTGTAGGAACCATACGAAGAACCGCTATTAGTAGAAAGTGCGTACTGATAATTCGTGATTGCTGAACCACCTTCAGCGCCAGCGGCGAACGAAATAGTTGCTGTAGTTGCAGTCGCAGAAACCAATGCCAAACTTGTTGGTGCCTCCGTTGGTGGTGAAGAAACTCCTGAAACCCAAGCCGAACCATTCCATCGCTGTAGTTCACTCGTATCAGTGAGAAAAATGAACTGACCGTTAAAAGGAGAAGGTATAACAGCAGAACGATTAGCAGTAGTAGTAACCGTAATCCCCGAAAGTCCAGAAGTAAGTTTTGCTTGAGTAATAGAACCATCTGCTGGGGTGAGCGAAATATCATTTCCAAGTTTTGCTGCCGTAACTGCACCCGCCGCGATCTTTGCAGTGGTTACAGCACTAGCCGCTAATTCGGCTGTACCAATAGAACCAGCCACAGCAACAGTCCCAGTCATTTCCCAAATTGTTCCTGACCACGACCAAGTACGTGCACCTACTGTGTAGGTATCACCAACTGTGGGAGATGCGGGAAAAGTAAGGGACATTGTTTATATTCCTCCACCATACATTTTACATTGTTTATGGATGAGAGTTGATTCAGTATTCATTATGCCCAACTCACTCTTGCCCTATTTTTAACCAGAAATAACCTGATGATGACCAACCACCTGTTGCATGGTGACTTGATGGCCATGTTGAAAAATTAGCGTCAACGGCACTATCCCCAGATTGATAATATTGGCTTATTGAGTATCCCCAGTTGGAGGCAATAGAATCAAAATTGCCTGGGAGGGTATTCCAAGCAGCACTACCCATTGCGTGTGAAGTAGAAACAGTCCCTGCCGAGTTATTTCCTGAATCTGCCGTATACCCCGTATACATCGTTTTTAACCAAGTATTTCCAGTTCTTGCCATATTTGCAGCATCAAAAGTTGCAAAGTTAGTCCCAGAAGAACTACGGGAACGCTGTGAGATGGGTAACCAATTTGATACAGAATCGGTGGGAATGTAAAAGTTGGTTGTACTTATTCTAAATAGTGCTACGGCTCTTTGTCTGCCAGCAACAACACACCAATTAATAAATTCTTGACTTAAATTTCCTGAAGTAGACGATGCTCCGTTTGATGAAATTATAGTTGAAGAAGAAGCGCTGAAAGCAGAACCAGTATAGGCATCTTTAACATGAGCACCATTCGTCACAGCAGTGGCAGCAAAAGACATAAGCATCCATCCCCCACCACTATTCGTCATGTCGCACCAAACTTGTCGTGCATAAGATGCGCCATTGGGTTGTATCCAATAGTATCCATTGGTGTTCTGCCCCTGTGCCTTCAATGCATAGGCACTGGGTGCAGCGCTTCCTTCCGCCAATCCGTCAAAAAATCTTGGCCAGTTGCCTGCACCTTTTTCTCTTTGTTGGTCACGAATAGCCCAAATACCAGACGCAGCAGAAGTACTTACAGTCTTCTTCCCTCCGATAATTCCGCCGTTAGAACGCATTAGGCAATAATCTCATAACTGCAAACTGCTTCCAAATCCGAGTTTGCACTCGCTGTTAAACGAAGAGTATCGCCCTCTTCTAAATAAATGGACTTAGAAATAACATCCAACGTTGAGTCTCCTGGAACTGAAACCGTTTTGGCAATATGGTACGCAGTAGAAGAACGGAATATATCTACGTTTATGTCAGCCGAACTTGCGCCGTCAACATTTGATACATACAAAGCATTAACTTTAAAAACTTTTCCTGAGTTGCTTGCTGTGCCTGTAACAGTTATTGAACCAGCCATAGCAGAATGGTTTTGACAAACATAGTAAAGCGTGTTTGGAGCATCAGAAGGAACTTGAAAAGTAATGTACCCAAGTTCTGTGCCGTTGTTTGTAATTCCCGAAGTTGAGACATTGGCTGCATTGTAAGCACCCGACGATGTTTGAATCCAGAACGGATGACCAACTGCGCTCACTTGAATTGTGTAAGTTGCGCCACGAACAACAGGAATAGTTGCGTTAGATGCTCCGCCAACCACATAGTTGGTTGAACCGTTAGCAGTAACAACTATCGTCGTTCCAGCGCTACTGCCTTCGTTTTTAACAATAGCCGTAGCAGTAGTTGTGACAGCAAGAACCGCAGTCTTGCCTGTGATTGTTGTTACGTTTACTATATTTGGTGCTGCCATAATTTATCCTCCGAAAACAATCGCCATTGCAATTGATTTTCCTGTTGATGCTTTTGTACCTAACTGCGTTTGAATTGCACTTGTTACGCCGTCAAGATAACCAATTTCGGTATCTGAGACATTTGCTACAACTGCTTGATAAACAGTTGGCGTACTCCATTTTAGACCAGTTGCTGTGGATGAATCTACAGTAAGAACTTGATTTGCTGAACCTGCCGTAAGACCAGCGATTGCATTATCTGCTGTACCTACGATGAGGTCGCCTTTAGCGTTAATAGTATTTAGAAAAGAAGTAAAAGGCGCCGCGCCAACCTCAACCCAGTTTGTTCCGTAATAAACGTATGTACCACCAGTAAGCGAATTGAACCATATTTGTCCAGTGATAGGTGATGCTGGGGCGGTGTCAAAAACCATCGCCGCCATACCAGAAGCACCAATTTCAATCCACGAAGAATCATAATAAACAAATGTTTGTGCGGTATCCGTATCAAACCACATACTTCCTTCAAGTGGCGATGCAGGAGGTGAAGAACTAGACACCATTCGTGCGCCAGTTCCTACACCACCGACTTCAATCCATTGAGAATCATAATAAACAAATGTTTTACCATTGGTTGATTGGAACCAAAGTTGACCAGCCGAAGGGGATGCTGGGGCGGTATCGGAGACGCTTGCGCCACCAACAATCGTGTCAGCAACCCACGCACTGCCATTCCACTTTAGAAACTGTCCAGATGATGGTGATGCTACGGAAACGTCACCAATGTCATCCAACGTGTTTATAGTTGGAATGGTTCCGTTTACCCAACTAGTTCCATTATATTTAAGAAATTGACCGTTAACTGGAACAGTAAGAATTACATCAGCAAGATCAGTTAAATCTTCTACAAGATCTGCTTCACCACTTGTTTGTAGCCAGTAACCGTCATAATACATATAAGTTTCTAATGTCAGGGAGTTAAACCATAGGTCACCAGTGCTTGGTGAAACTGGTGCAGTATCCGAAACTTCAATTGTTGCTGTAACTGCGGCAACAGCATCATTGACGTTTACCCAGGCTGTTCCATTGTATTTAAGAATTTGATCAACTGCTACGGAAGTAATAGTCACATCGCTTAGGTCATTAATTGCCCCAACTGTGCTTGCCGTTCCTGGAATAAACTTTGTACCATTAAACTTTAAAACTTGATCTGTTGTTGCTCCAGTAGTGTCAATTTCAATATCGTCAACATAAAGTATTGGCGTTTTAAACGTGTCATCTGTTTTAAGAACGTTAGCTGCATCACGATATAGATTGGTATCTCCAGAAACTGTTCCGTCACCCCAAACAAGACGTCCACCAGCTTCAACTTTTAATCTAGAATAAGTGTCGGCGTCAACAAATACAGTAATAGCATCAGAACTAGCAGACGATAACTGCTTAACAGTAATAGGTACTGTAAATTTCTGTGCCACGACCTCAATCGCTTTCTATGTTGTGACCCCGCGAGGTCTATGTGTTACTAGCCTACTACAACGATGGTGTAGTCATTAGCGGCAATAGTACCGTACAATACAACTGAAATAGAGTTGCCATTGGTACGGGTTACATCACCAATAACGGTTGCACCAGTTGACACTTCATAAATTTGTACGCTTACATCAGTTGTACCAAAGTTGTGAGTAATTGCGGTAGTAGATACTGCTGAAGCACTGACAGCACATCCTTGTTTTGCTACACGAGCAAGGGCAGGAGTACTGGTTGTACGACCCGAAGATTCTCCAGAAGCGGAAGCGAGGTTAGTGCGAGCACCAGATTCAGTAGACGACCCAGTACCACCGTCTGTAACGGCTACATCAGTACCATTCCAAATACCAGTCGTAATTGTGCCAAGTGTTGTAATGCTGGATTGACCAACATAGTTGGCTGAAATATCAATCGCGTCAGCCGTGATTGCGGTACGGTTCGCAGTGACGTTGACATTGACTTGTGTGCCAGTCTTTGAGAGTCCGTCTCCTGCGTCAAAAGAACCAGCACCAGAAAACTGTGTCCAAGTAATTCCTGTTGAGCCAACGGTTATTGTTCCGTCTGTGGAAACAACATAACCAGAATCAAAGTTAACTGTTCCTGCTTCAACAAATGTAAATGTTCCACTTGTTAGTTCACCTGTATCAGCTGTTCCGTTTGCATCGGCTGAGCGAGAAGCGGCACCAGAAGTGGTTGCTACATAAATACCGTTTTCAGAAGCGGTTACTTGGTTTTTAACAAGAACACGGTCACCAGCAACAAGTGTTACCCCATCAATTACATCACCAGCATTAAGGTCTGTTGCAAGGTTAATTGCGGCAGTAGTTGCAACTCTTACCGATGCTTTAACATCAAGACCTTGTCGTGCTGAGTCAACATAGCCTTTGGTGGCAATATGTGCGGCATCTGTCGGGGTGGCAACTTTGGCGTTACCTTGCGCATCACGTTTTACAAGTTTGGAAGCGGTTGCAGCATCAGTTGCATCTGTGAGCATTTGCCAGAAAGTGCTAGATAGCAAACCTGCGTTGCTAGTGTCAGCAAGATTAAGGGTTAGGCTTACTGTGCCATTAGATTCACTGACGGTAAGCGCAGTGGCGTATGAGCCACTTGATTGAACTGCATGAAGCATTTTGCGCCACGCGGAACCTGAGTACACCTTGATGGTGTCTTCAGTACTATTGTAGATAAGGCGTCCTTCAAAGTTGTTACTTGATGGATCTGTGCCTAAAACCTCAAATTTGGCGTTAACCAATTGATTTTGATTAAGGTCAAGGTTAGTTAGAAATTTTTGTGCCATTGTACTTCCTTATGTTAAGTAGGCGTAGCCAGAGAACGCTGCGGTAAAGTTTACTACAATTTGAGATGTAGAAACATAGTTGATTTCTCCAAATACTACCGTCTTAGCACTATCTACAACGGTAACAGATGGAAAGCCACCTAAAGCATGTGTAATTGGCCAAGTTGTGGCAGCAGCACCTTGTGTGTGAATGTGCCTAGCCGCTACAGGGTAGACAAGATTAAGGACTTGGTTTGGAGCAACTCCTGTAATGTTTGCGCTTGCCGTACCCGTGGTAACCGTACCGATGGTTAATACGTTTGGTGGACCTGCTGCTCCTGGTTGTGCAACATTAATAACGTCAGTTACTTTTTTGGTGACAGATACCGTTTTTTGTTTTTTAGTAACCTCTACGGTCATACTGGTTCCGTAGACGTAGCTGATTCAACAACAAGTATCCCTTTGGCTAATTGATCCCAATCACCAACTGAGTCTTGAACAAAGATGTCGTAAGAATAAGACCCAGAAGCAATATCGTTTTTGTTGGAAATATGAAGTTCTAAGGTTGCGCCAGTGCTTGGGGCAAGATAACCACGTCTGTTTGCTGGGCTTATGGCAATTACTGTTGCTTCATTAGGTTTAGGGTTATACCAACGCAAATCAAGAATTGTTGTTCCATTGGTGTCTTTTGCCTGCATAAAAGCACTCTGGATAGTAAGTACGTCACCATCTTCATCACGCCACGTAAATACACGTCGGAAGTCTGTTCTCTGTGTGTAGCGTAATTCCATTGCGTCGTCATCCTCCGAAGGTGTAATGCTGTTGTAACTGGATACGGTGATTGTGCCTTTTACAATTGGTTGATAAACCTCATCAACAGTTGCCCATACATCATACGCTAAATTACCTTCGGGCAAATCTATAGTTTCGTCAGCAGTTAATGAAATACGGACGTTGTTGTTGCCAATAATTTCTGATGTAATTTCTTTCTTGTGCCCCGCAGATACTTGGATGTAAGCGTTGCAGTAACTAGGAGCAACCCGCCAACGGGTGCGGCGGCTTTTTACCGTAAGTTGCCTGCTCCATGGCAGTCCTTTAATTAGGTTGTAATGAACAACTGTTGGCATCAGTAAACCCCCTCACAGCAAGCATCTCGGCTACCACATTTTGGGCAGCGGTAGTGAGCATGTTCAGGGTTCATTTTTTCTCCGCAATGCACACACTGCTCGCTGCAGTCTTTGTTAGGCGTTTCCACCTACACAGTTTACTCTATTTGATAAGGCACGCGGTGGCGGATGTTCTCATTCATGTAAGCATCGCCTTCGTCCCAAGCTTCAGGTGTGTCAAACAAACGAACAACGTGGATACATGGGTCGTGCCCTTCATCCAACTCAAACTCTTCGTCAACTGTTATTGGTATTCCATCGTGGGTTTGGCACACTGGGTAGTGACACCATTTATGATCTATGCCGTACGCCAACCATTCGTCTAAATCCATTTCTTTTTTCTTACCCATAAGTCTTCTCCTAAGATACTTGTAGTGTGATTTTATAAACCCCATACTTAACCTGATCAACAGACAGTACAGATATGCGCCTATAACCCTGCGCCTGAGCCAGCTTAATAGCTTGCTCCCTAGCATCATGCATTGCTGGTGTAGTGATTTCATATGTGGTTACCATAAGTTACCTTAAAAGTCCTGTAATGTCAATCGCTTTGAGTAAATTTCTTAATTTTCTTTTTAGACTGCCTATCATTATGTTCCCGACGGTTGCGTTTACCAATATGTGGCTGCCAGTGGTCGTATTCATCTTCCAACTCTTCCGAATAGGAAAATTGATTACTTAGTTTGTTCTTGTTCATTAATTAGTAACGTCCACAACTTTTTGTCTTTTTCAAAGTTCTCATCTTTGATTGAACTTATCATTTGCCTAAATCGTTGTTTTCCGTACTCGCCTAATCCTTGTTGTTTTGTCATATAAAAAGTATAGTTCAAATTACATTTCAGGTAATTTTGGTTGTTCGTAAACTGTGCGCTTCTTTCCTCTTCCTCTAAACTTTAGGTCGGGTACTCGTGACTTATATGCATTATGAGCTTCTTCACTAGTTTTACCAAACCCTAGTTCGTGTAATACTGGGCGAACATGTGGCATGTGTTCGTACATATGCCCAAGCATCATCTTGGTTGTTGACTGCGGTTCTCCTTTTTGAAAGAAGTCCCGACTATACATACTATCTCCCATGTTTGTACGATTTTGCATATCATTGATGCGTTCAGGGTGAGCCGCTACATGAAACCTAACAGCAGAATACAACGCTCGTTCGTGAGCGTTCCACATATGATATTTGGAAGAATATCCAGTAGTACTAATATCTTTTGCACGTACTTTGGGGTTAGTTAAGTGTTTTTCAAACTGACCAGCATACCTGAATGATCTGTCTGCTAAAGCGTCTGCGTAACCTTCACTAACAGGATCAGTAGTTACAAACCCACGTCTACTTCTTTTACTTCTAGTTAAATCGCGTTCTGGAGAATCCCCCCACGGTTCCTGAGTATGCCCAAGTTCGTGAGAAAGTGTGTGTTCGTTTGCTTCATAACCACCTTTTGTTTCTTTTTTGATACTTACAGTTTTAGGTTCTTTTGTAGTATCCGGTTCATAGCGTGTATGCCAAGGGCTATGCGTATAACCAAAGTGGTTTTCACGATCTGAATAACCAGTTTCAATAGAAACTTTCTTACCAACTGAGTATTTTGGGGTGCTCTTACCTTTTGTAGGATACACATTAGGGTGGTAATTATTATTTTTTAACCATTCCATTGTATCTGTTTCGCTATGGTGGGGGCCTTCTTGAGGAATCGCAGGATTCCCAATAAGGTCACCACCTAATATGGTATGTCCTTCAGGGTTTGTCCAATGTACGTCGTCTTCAGCCATAATTGAATGAACATCTCCTGGATGATCATATTGTTTTTCGTATTGTGCCCAAAATTTTGTATTTGGTACAGGTTTATTAGATGCTGGGTATTCCTGTACCTCTTTAACATTTTCTGTATTAGTTACTGGACGAACTCCAACAGTAATAGAACCTCCAGACCAATTAGCTTCTCCTAAACTCCAATCAGTAGGCACAGCATGGGTTTGGATATTTTCTTTGTATGTACTGGTTGGTATATCTAAACTGTTTGCGGCCCTACCCAGTGCTTCATCTTTTTGAGCCATTATGTTTGTGTCACCATACACGGGTATTGGTTGTCTATAGTTCCTTCTAGCAATAGGAAGACCACTTTGCGCTTCTCTAGTGTTATGTTCGTCCCTCTCTTTATTTCGTTGTACTTGTTTACTTTTTATGTTGTTTATCTCATCTAAACTACTTAACTTCAATGATTCATTAATAACGCTCATACGGTGTTCGGCGGGAACTGTTGGATCGTCTTTTAGCCCTGTGTAAGCGTATGGACTAAACAACATTCCTTGTATATTTTTAGAAGCACCAAAACCTTTATCAATTTGTGGGGTGCGCTGTTCTTTTGTAGGTAACTCACCTTTAGCAATAGGCAACTCTGTAGAAGACATAACAGTCTTTGATTTAGGGTCTTCCCAATATGTATTGCTAAATTGCGGTCCTAATGGCATTGTTTAAGTATAAACTATTTTAGACTAGCCACCATTAGAGTAGAAACCTCTACCGACAAGGTTTACGGCTGGGGCAAAAAACACTGGTTTTAGTTTTTCCCCACATTCCAAACAGTGAATCACACATTGGTTTTCTTTAATACTACGCTCCTCTTCGTGAACGTGGTTGTTAGCACATTTGTATTGATAAGTAGGCATTGTTTAAGTATAGATTATGCGGTTGTGTCATTTACTGTTTGATCAAACTGCGGTTGTTGGTCAAAGTCTTCTGGATACCAATAGTGGGTGTTGACTTTGTATCTTGGTCTGTTACCCCATTCAGGTATGTCAGTAGTGAAGGAAGGGTCGTGCACAAGTAGACGGTTACCGGGAAGTGTCGCCAAATGCCCACACTCTAACCATACAAAATTAAAATGTTTGTGTTGGTCGGGCGTGCGCGAGTAAACATCGTCGTATGGTGCAGCAGTAAACCAGTAATGACCTTTTTCCCATGATCCTTTAAGATACGCACGAACTGATAACTCAGATAGCGCACTGTATTCTTCTACGCCAAAATCTTGCCCGTAACACGACCAAACCTGTAATTCGCCTAACTCGTGGTTGTGCTTACTTTTCTCGTCTTTAAGAAATGCATGAACAGGCAAATGTTGGACAAGAGCACCGTTGGATAAAAGAACAGAAATTCCCCATGCTCTATTTGGCAATGCTGATAAACCAAACAGTAAAGCTGAAGTTACTTCACCATGTCCCTCTTGCATGTCATATAGAAACTCGTTCTTGACATACGCATACATTGGGCGAGGAATACTCGTAATGTGGTTAGGCATTAACCTTTTTTCTTGGCTACCGCCATGTTGTCCACAAGGTTGGGGTAAGGGCGACCTGCTTTTTTAGCACGAGCCTTTGCCTCAGATTTTTCGGACGAGTCAAGTTTTTCTGATTTCTTTTTAGGATTCTTTTTATCCCAAACTTTCTTTTCTTTTTTCTTTGTCATTAGCAGTCCCACTTTCTTAACGATTTGTTGATACGACTATCTGGATCACGAGCAGTTTTAGCTGACGTGTTTTCTCTTTTCATGCCTTCCATGCGAGCACAAAAGGACCTACGGCGAGCAGCAGACTTTGTAGATTTAGAAGCCTCTTCACGAGACACAGGGGGCTTTAATGTTCCACCTGTTTCTTTTTTGTAAGAAGCACGACCCTTGTCGTTTAAACCGCCTTCAGGGTTCTTGCCCTCACTACGTTGCCATGCTGCTGATTTAGCCATAAATATATTGTACAATATCTAAATGCCTATTTATCGCAAGGGAGAATCCCAGTTTGGTTTGTACCAACGTGCTACGGAAGAAGCTAACCAACGGGAGCAGCATGCTCAAGAGCAATTAGATAAATTAAGCATAGCGGGTGGGGATTTGCTGAACAACCAAAAATCAGGTGATGCGCTTGTTCGTGGGTATGACGCCATGCAAGAACTGCGTGAACATACTCAACGCAACTTCACTCTTGAAGAATCTTATAATGATGATATGACCCTAAAAGACCGCGAAAACCTAATTAAAGAAAAAAACAAAAGCGGTGCCGCATTTCAAGTAGGTCACATTGAATTTGACGAAGAATTCCCAGTATCTGGTGATGACTTAGCTCGTGGAAAATTTATAAAGGAACCAGAGACTAGGGGCAAATAATGCCTTTTAGAGATGAAACACCAAGGGGAACTTACTGGAGACATGTTAGTTGGGATCAGTTTGCTGATGAAAAAACTTCATTTGAATATGCAGACATGGATGCACCAAAAGCTGGGTTGCAAAAAGCTAAGGTTTTAAAAATTACTGACGTAAAACCTGGACAAGAATTTCCAACAGCAAAACGTGGTCAAGGACAATTGTTTAGAATGCAAGTTTGGCCTAAAGGTTTTACTCCTAGTAGACAACGCCATGTACAAATGAAGATGGATAAAGCAGCGTCTGTAGACGACTACGCCGAAGAGGGATTGGGCAAAGAAAGTAATGCAACAAGCAAACAACAACTTAAAGCACAAGCTCGTAATGCCATTGCTCGCTCAACAATTCCCACTAGTGATGTAAATACTATTAGAAACACTCGTATAATTCTTGGTGGAGAACCTGATGGGAGCGCAGGAGGGTTCATGGACCCAAATCCATCCACACCTGAAATACATGTGCATAGACCTCCTCCTACTAACGCTGATTCTGTAAGAGATCTTTTTACTGATTCTTTGTTAATACACGAAATGGGGCACAGAGTGGACTATGAACAAGATGAAGAAAGATTTAGTGGTTCTCGTTCTTATCGTTCGGCGGTGTATGGTAATGAGCAAGTTGTTAACCCAGTGCACGAAGGAGTTGCAATGGGCTATCAACTTGCTCATTTTAGAACAACTCGCAATCAAAGAAGAAGAGCGTTTAAACTTGTGAATAAACTCAAATCACCCATGCAAATGGGGTACAAAGCTGACAACTTTTCTTCAGATGAGAATACTGACAACAAAGGTATAGAAGCACAAGATGCATTTATGAATAAGCGTTTAACTACATTTAGAGCAGAAAAGGGTTTGACCCCACATCCACTGCAAGAACAAAGAACGGACTCTCCTAAATACCAACAAGACAAATTGCCAGGAATGTAATGGCTGCACACGAACATCTAAACAATTACTTGTTTGCAGAACAATTTGAAAACATGCACAGAATGACTGTAGACCAAGCCCTTTCTGGAAAAGTAGCAAAGATTAATAGCACATTGGTGACTCCAGAAGAAATGGATGAATTTCATAAATCATTTTCAAATCGTAAGAACTTTGTTCCTTTTGCTGAAAGTCACGCCCAAAGACTTACAGAAGGTGATGTGCCTAGATTTTTAAGAGGATATCAAGGTAACTGGAATAGTCATTTGATTGGTGATGAAACTCAAGTAGCCGCAACATTACGAGATTTAACAAAGACAGTTCGTGACAATAGTAGACCCAACCCTGTTGCACTATACAGAGGCGCGGGACGTAGCCCTTCAGAAGATATTGGTAAACAAAAAACTAGTCCGTTGTCATTTACCGATGACAGGTATGTCGCTCGTTCATTTGTAGCTATTGGGCACATAAACAAAAGACAAGTATATAAAGCAAACCCAAACACAGTTCGTGGAGTACCACTATCTGAGATAGGTGGCATACCTAGAACTATTGGTAGAAACAAGCGCCCTGAATCGGAATGGTTTGTATTGCCTGAATCTATCCCTGAGAAATGGCCTGAAAAGTAATGGCTGCTCACGAACATTTAAACAGTTTTCAATCGGGTAAATATGTACGCCTACATCGCGGATTTATGGGTGTGCATCATGATGAGGTAAACATTGAAGAGCTAGGAGTTCACTGGGTTGGTGACAACAATGCACACGTAGCAGATAGATTTGCAACAGACAATCTGGGTAAAGGCTGGGGTGAAAACATTTATCCAGAAAATGTTAAAGGTACTGTCCTTACTGGTTTGGTGCACAAACGACATATTATGGACCCACTTTCAGAAGAACACGAAAAGTGGTCTAATATAGGGGCAGGGGCTGCTGAATCAGAAAATGAAGTACCTTTACGTCATGGAACACCAGTTCACATTATTGGGGCAACCGATTTTTCTAACACAGACGGTGACAACGACCATGAGTTTACCCCACGCATACGAGGCAGAGCATAATGGCTGCTCACGAACATTTTAATTAAATTTCAATGAAAATACATTCACCTGGGCACTCTTCGGCAGATTCAACGACATCACCAAGGCGGTCTTCTGCGAAAGATGCTAAACCGCTTGCGCCTTCCTCGTTCCCTCGCAGTTTGGAAAATACTTTCCCATTCTCTTGGACGTACGCCAACCCATCCTCCAGCATGATGAATACATCTGGGGCTATCTCTGCGCATAGTCCATCTCCAGTACATAGGTCTTGGTCAATCCATACTTTCATTTATCAATTCCAGCGCCAAAATCAACTCCACGCACTGGTTTAGGAGCATCTTTTTTGAATGTATAGCGTTTACCCATGCCCAAGTCAATACCAGTCACTCTTTCAAAAATGTCCATATTGTCACTTGGACCTGAATATGAACCAGGATGACGTTTATTTATATGCCATGCTCGTGTCATCGGGTGGTCAAAGTCGGCATTACAGCCATCAATGCCACATCCGAGCATATTAAAACTACCTTCTTCAGTAGGGTCGCTATCTGGATGTGGAACGTTTTTAAATTGGTCACCTGATGGAGTAGGCATGCATACAGTATAGGCTATAATTTAATAATGGCTGCTCACGAGAACCTCAGTGAACAGTTAGCCATGTTCATACCTGCAAGGGAACTCATGAACTATATAGCAGGAGATGGAGAAGATCATGATTTAGATTGCCGTCCTATGTCTGAATCCCCTAATGTGCGTGCCCGAAAATTGAGGGAATCCAAAGAAGGTCACCCTTATGGTGGGTACAAAGACAATCTTTACGAAAATATTAAAAAAGAAGGTGTAAAACACCCTGTACATATACGTCTGCACAGTAAAAGGCGTGGAGGTGGTACCCAAATATGGGATGGTCAGCACCGACTTGTATCGGCACATGACATTGACCCAAATATGGAAGTACCTGTACGTTATTCGGTAGACGAACGAAAAGGGGCATAATGCCTAAAGGTAAAAGGCTTACTGCCCAACAGATCATGGATAACTACCACTCTGGTGAACACGCTGCCTATGCCGATGCAGAGGCTCATGCAGGCAGGAATTTCACGTCAGATGAGTTTTGGGCAGGAAAACTGTATGAAGCACAGCGTTTGAGTGGAGACTCGTCCTTGTATCAAAACATTGAAAAACATGGACAAAAAAAACCCATACTTATAAACCAAAAAGACCAAGAAATAGTTGATGGACACCACCGCCTAGTGTCTATGTACCACATGAACCCGCATCAATTTGTCAAATACCGTACTATAAACCGATACTAAACGCCCATCCACGGCAAATTTTTTCGCTCTATACTTAA